CTATCAATCCTCTCATCCTTATCGGTGGCAACCACGACATGTGGACTGGCTCTGGTGACCCACTCAAGTGGATGACTGAGCCTCACTCTATCAATGAGGACTGGGCTGCTAAGGTTGCTATCAAGTTCCCTAACGGCCAAGAGTGTAAGGTTCATGCGGCTCACGATATGCCAGGGCATAGTCAGTGGAACCCGTTGCATGGTCAGAAGAAGATGGCAATGTTCAAGAGCAATGCTCACCTATACATTGCTGGTCACAAGCACAACTGGGAACTAGCACAGATGGAGCAGGTAGATGAAGGACATGTATCTTGGTTGGCTCGGGCTAGGGGTTATAAGTCTAGCGATACTTATGCTCTAGTCCGTGGCTATGACGAACAGAACTATGGGCAGGCTATCCTACAGGTGATTAACCCGAAGGCAGAAAGCCCCGAAGGTTTCAGTCATTGCTTCGTCGATGTTGAGACTGGCGTAGAGTTTCTTAACTTCCTACGCTCCAAAGGGTAGTAAACTTGGCGACATCTAGGTGGACACATAGTTCATCTAGGTGGTCGCTGCCCTTGGGGTTGGATCTCTTGGGGTAGCTAACACCAGCATTGTCTTTTGTTAGCTCTATGTAGGCGCACTCATCAGACCATTCGACTACAAACATAGGCTTGAGGCCAGTAAACTCTGCCATCTGTAGCATGTTCTGATATTTGTTTAGCGTAACAAACACCGTATCATATCTAAATCTAGGTGTAGACCTTACTCGCAGTTCGCATAGTGCTACTGCTTGTGGGCGTCCGTCTCTGTATCCCCGTGTCAGGAAGTAGTCAGCATAGTTGTAGCCTGGTAACTTCTCTGCCTCGCAGTTCCACATGCCAGACAGGCGATCCATAATCCTAACCTCATTGTCGAGGTCGGACTTATACTCATACTTCCAAGTCATGTGAATTTTTCAGGAAGAACTTTTCTTGCGACATGAGGCCAACGCCCACACGCACTAGGTTATACAATGCACGAGGCGACATACCCCATACGTTATAGTTTCCGCTCTCGTCTCGAACACATAGCTCTGCTGGTATAGTTGTATCGGCTGAGGTGCGGAGATAAATAAGTATATTGCCTGGAACCTCTAGGTCTTCCATAGCTTTTTCTGCTGCGGCCTGACGCATCTGCTTCCAAGTGACAGAGTCGTTAGGCATACAAGCTATCTCTCGCAGCTTGCTCTCTGCCTGGATTGCGCGTTGTTGCCATGCTGTTAGTTCATCCATTATATTTTCTTTCGTAGTGAGGTAAGGTAGGGGTTAGTTCACTGTAGTGGTGGGGGAGAGGTCGCCCCCTCCCCGCCTTGCTAGAATGGGATGTCGTCGTTAAGCGGTTGGGTTGGGGCAGCAGGTGCAGCACCAAAGCCATCGTCATTTTTAACTATCTTGTCGCTGATGTTTAGGGACATATAGGCGTTGCCATCCTTGCTTTTCTTCCAGGCTGCAACACGGCGATGACCCAGTGGACCCGTGTAATCAGGCGCGGTCTCTTTGTCCTTCTTCTCGTTAGGAAAAAGAGTTCCTACCTTCTCGTATACATCCATAATCTTACGGCCATCAGGCAGGGTAGACATGGTAACTACCATCTGTGCATCCTTGCCATCGTTGTTTAGCTTGCCAGTCAAAATCATTTTGTGGTTATCACGAGGCTGAAATACTGCGCCGCTATCTGTGTTATCATATTGTGTCATTGTTTATTCTCCTTTAGTAAATTATCAATCCATTCGTGGACTTCTTTGCTGCTCCATACATCACGACTTCTTACCTTGGCTGGCTGAGGAAACTTATTCTCCTTCACCATTCTTCGGATCGTTGTCGCACTGATGGTAGTCAGTTCGGTAATTGCCTTAACATCCAATAGCTGCATTACCATTCTCCGTTTGTAGGCTTACTGTCTGCCGCATACTTGTTGTCGTGTTCGCCTAAGAACACATCGGCGTTGAACCCAAGGTGCGACAATGCCTTGGTTAGCCCATCAGTTACAGCCATCTTAGGTGCATCCTCTGCAATGCGTTCCTTCTTGTAGAAGGTGCGGCATCCAGTGAACGGCCCGAAGCTGTTGTCTTTGCTACCGTGCCAGAGAGTTACGTGCGCTATGCAAGCTACATCTCCGTTAGCTACAGTAATCATTTCAGTCTTGGAGTCCCAGCCCCAGCCCTGGCCTACAGGCCCGAAGGCACGAGTGGCCTCACGCACCTGATACATTGGGTCAATGCTGGTGAAAGAACGTGCGCCGAAGCTAACTTTCTTTAGAAACTTCGGATCCGATTTAGATACTTTTTCCCATACGTTCATGTTTGTGATATCATTACTCACTGTTTATTCCTTTCGACAGTGTGTGGCCGAGGGCTTTACTCCACCCTCGGTCACTTCTTTACGTTGATGCGGAGTGACCCGCGCTTGTCGCGCTTGATATTCAATACATCGCTGTATATCTCACGCTCATTTGTAGCCACCATGGACTTCAAATCTTTGCCTACTGCCGCATGTTGTTTGGCAGCTTGTTGTGTCTCAATATATTTGTGCGCCCTATCCATGAACTCATTGTCTGTATTCATGTTGCGCGATGTCATGTTATCAATCTCTATCTGGTCAATCGTTGCGTTGAAGTATGGCATAGACAACGGCGGCTCTGTCTCCGTGGTGACATAGTTCCAAAACTCTTTCAGTTGGGTGTGCATCTCGGATAGATAGTATTCATTCTTTGCTACCTTCACATATTCGTAGCGGCTATTGCCGAAGATGTTTGCAAAATACATATGCTCTAGCGCAGCGCACTGCATATACATCTGTAGCTGTGGCATGTAACGCTCAAGCTGGGAGTTCATGTTGGCTCGCTCATTGGTATGCTTGCACTCAAGGCCAATGCGTTTCCCTTGATGCTCAAACTCTGCATCCATTGTGCCTCGGCACGGGACGCCATCCCACATAAAATGATAGCGGGATTCTGTGTCTCCCTGGGCGTCACGTTTGCACTCTACTTGCATCAGTTTCTCAAACCACTGCACATTAAATGCCTCAGTGAATACACCAAGCTGGACTGGCAAGACATCGGACAAATCCACCCGCTCACCATAGCCCATCTTCTGCATCCAAAGCTCGTGCCAATCACCATTCATAATCTTAAGGGCGCAGCTACCACCGATTGTCTTACGGCGTAGCTCATCCTCTTGTATCCTGTGGGTGTCTATGTTGCTCATGATTTAACTCCTACCCCATAATCTAAAGAGTTCGCTGGTTTATGTCCAGCATTTATTAGTCTTTCTTTTGCTACTCGTGGAATGTTTGCAAGCTTGCGCCCCATGTGTCCGCCTATCTCTCCGTCTGCAATCATGCGTTCCATGTTGGCAATATGCTCGTCGCACTTCTCGATAGTCCAGCCACCACCAGCAGCATCATACTTAGGTGGACGCTCGGCTTTGGTCTCAGGTGAAAAGGCTTGCTCAACTTTTGCGTTGGTTACATTAATTGTCTCGCGTCTTTCAGCATTTACTTTCGAGGCGTGCTTGGATACCAGGGCAGGCGTAAACCACAGTCGATACGATTGGTCTGCAATACATCTGTCCCATACCTTTTCAAGCATACTAAGAAATGTTTTCTCGTCGGCACCTGAGTCGATCCGTTTGTTGATTGCATTGCGTAGCTCGCGGCAATACATCTTCTTGGCTTCCGAATCGTTGGCGATATTCTTTGGAGCCATATACATCTTGGCCATCTTAAGAATAAACTTCTCGTGAATTAGATTGTGTCGGATATCATAATCCATTTAACTTCTCCAGGTTAATCTTGTAAATCATATCGGCAACATCCTCTCGGATATCCTCTAAGTTCTTCTGCCGCTTCTCCTCGTAGGCGATTGCAAGCAGGTGAACCTCGTCAATCTTTAAAGCAAACGCTTTGTTTTTTGCTAGGCGTTCCCTTGTTTTGTTTCGTCCATGAATGATACTGGTGTGGTCGCGGCCTAGGAATCGCGCAAGGGAAGGCAAGGAATGGCTAGTGTTTTTATAGCCGAGGTAATACAAAACATGGCGAGGCGTTACGATGTAAGCCATTCGGCGCTTGCTCAGTAGCTCTTCCTTGCTTACTGCAAACACATCGGTCACCGCTTTGATAAGCGAGGTCACGCTATAGATATCTTCTGGCGCTCCGCCCTCTTCTTTTATTGTGATGTTGATGTTCATTTGTTTTCTCCAATAAATTTCTCCACGATATAATCGGGAATGATTAGCACCCACTTGGGTGAGCCTTCCTCGCTTTTGCCCAGCTTGAACAAGGCAACGTCTCTATTCTTTAGGACTGTGAATGGTGAGGGGAAGCCCTTCTCTTTGCGATACTTTACTTCTGTAATGTAATCCTCTCCGTTGATTGTTATCACAAGGTCTCCTGAATATTCCCCGCCCAGGGCGCCAGACAATGGCTGCTTACGAACCTTCAAGCCCCATTCTTTAAACAGTTTCACAAAATAGTTTTCGTGATAGGTTCCTTTGGCTTTGCTTTTGCTTGTCATGTTTGCACTCCCCACTCTCTAACTGGCTTGGCCATCTCTGCATGATAGCAATCGTCGCAGATTGTGGCGTGAACTTCTGCTGGCTCAGACTCCAGCAATATCATTACAAAGTTTTTCTCTACCATCTTGCACTTGTCGCAAGCGGCTGGCTGCCCTCCCTTTACCATAGGTCGGCCCAACTCTTTTGCTCTTCTGCATAATCAAGCGCAATCTTTTTGACATAGCTCGTCACCAATCCGCAGCGCTCGCCTATTCTTTCCCACTGTTCGGCGCTAATCTTTTGGTCTAACTCGTCGCCATAGATTAGGGTTTGGCTGGTGAAGTCTGCATAAAAAGTATTCTCGCCTAGTGTTTCACGCGATAGCTCGTCGAATACTTCGCTCACTGTGTCATAGCTTGGCGTGTCGAATGCGTGGCCGTCCTCTTGCAAAAACTCGTTTGCTGTCATTAATTCCATTGGTCTATCTCCATTCCTTTGGTTGTGGCTTACAATCTGGCAAGATGTCGGGATACTTAACGCCCGTCTTGTTTAGATAGTTTGCGATTGTCATTAGCTCGGCGGCTGCGGCATCCTTTGCTTGCTGCTCGCCATGCTCCAGCGCGTTAATGTAAACGCTTATAGTTTGTTTCCAGATGTTCACTTGTCTTGCTCCCTGCGAATAAATGCTGGCACTATTTGTATTTCATCATAGAGCCAATGACCTTTTACGTTCACAATTGTTTTAATCTTTGTTCTTTCTTGGTTGCGCGTAACGTCCCAGTAAATGATGGACGCACAAACCCAGACCAAGAAAAAGAAACCTCCATATATCCAAGCGGCCATGCTATACCCTCCAATTTTCTAGAACATTCTCGACGGTCTCAGGCGTGATGCAAGCAAGCGTTGGCTCGTATCGCTCCGCCAGTTGGTGAAGCACCGCCCGGGCGGCGTCCTCTGTTAGGTGTGGGGCTGCGTCCATAACGTCCTCAACGTGCCAATATACAACGGCGAAGTTTTTCTGTGCTTGCTTGTCTCTCAACGATCCACTCATGCTGTCACCTCTTCAATCATTTGGTCGAGCTCTGCAATCATTGCCTTCGGGATGTTCTTGTCTTCCCACTTCTTCAGTGCGCGAGCCATAAAGACGCCACGATTAAACAAAGGGTTAGTGTCCCCGAGCTTGTCGGCTACCTCCTCAAGGC